AATATGGGGAATCAGCAACAAAATATGGGGAATCATCAACAAAATATGGGGAATCAGCAACAAAATATGGGGAATCAGCAACAAAATATGCAACCACCCATGGGAACGAGAGAGCAAGATAATATGATGGATGGTATGAGGCAACCTAATTTAAATATGCAACATCAACAAACTAATTCAAAACAAGGTAATCCGGCAAAACAGATAGAGAAACCTAATAGTGATGGCGAAATATCAGGGATATGTGCGGGGGAGGGATGTTTATATGAAAACATTACGGAAGATGTAGGAAATAATAATTTAATGCAGGGGTATTGTTTTTTAGATGAGGGGTATACGAATGAAAAACCGAGTGGACCTAATAATTCGTCATCATCAGCAGGAGAGAAACCGAGTAGATTTGATAATAATGCTTATGAACAAATGATGAAGAATAGAGGAAATGTGTAATTGCGTATAATTATTATATAATATTTATTTAATATATATAATGGATTTTAATGATAAAACATTAACTTTATTTAAGGGATTTATAAATGATATTATTAAAGTATTTCCAGAACATAAAGAGTGTCTTCATAAGAATTATTTAGATATATTAGAATCGGATAATATTAATATAGATGATAATGAAATTATAATGGATTTTTTAGATTTAATAGATAATAATAGTGATAGTATAACAAATAAAAATTCAGAAATATTTACAGATGATTTATATTTAATTAAAGAAATTTCTATGAAAAGTGTATGGGAATCGGGGATAAGTGATAGAACTAAAGAAAATATATGGAAATATTTACAATCATTTTGTTTAATAAATATTACAAGAAATTCTAATGATAAAATAAATGAAGTTTTAAAATCTATAGAATCAAATGAGAAAATTAAAGATAAAAAAAGTTTAAAAGAATTAAAAAAAATAAAAAAAATTAATGAAAATTTAAAAGATGATAATAATGAAGATGAAGTAGAAGAAGAAGATAATAATAATTCAGATGATTTAAATGGAATGAAAAATTTAATAAATAATACAAGTATTGGTAATTTAGCAAAAGAGATAACGGAGGATTTAAATTTAGATGATATGGGTGAGGATGGATTATCAGAAATAATGAAACCAGAAAATATGATGAATATATTTCAGAAAATAAATGAAACATTATCTGATAAAATGAATAATAATGAATTGGATGGTAATGTTTTATTAGGGGAGGCATCAGGTATAATGAATCAAAATGAAATGATGAAGGGGATGATGGGAATGTTTGGTAATATGGGTAATATGGTTAATAGTAATTCCGGTAGTGAAAATATGAATATGCCTGATTTAAGTAGTATGATGAATATGTTTCAAGGAATGAATAATAATACTAGTAATAATACTAGTAATAATAATAATAATAATAATAATAATAATAATAATAATAATAATAATGTAGGTAATCATGATCCGAATGTAGTTAGGGATAGATTAAGGAATAAATTGAATAATAAGAAATAATATTTTATTTTAATAAATATATATAATAATAATATATATGAATACTTTTTGGATAAATGATTTATCAATAATATTTAATAAGAATCATTTTTTAGAGGTGATACCTTTATCTAATATGAAATTTAATAATAAATTGAATGCGATATTTAGATTATCTATTTATTATTTTGTAATAATAACGTTAATGAAAAAGAATATGAATAATATTATAGTGCCGATTGTGGTTGGTGTAGTTACAGTATTATTATATAATTATCATAAAAGAATACATAATATAAATGAATCTAATGAAAATATAAATAATAATGGTAATAATGGTAATAATGGTAATATAAGTTCTAATAATAATAGTGGTGTGGATGGTTGTAAGATGCCTACAAAGGATAATCCATTTATGAATCCTACATTTCAGGATTTTGGTTCTGGGAATATGGAGCATTCATGTTCATCATATAATAATAGTGTAATAAGGGATTTAGAGAGAATGAATTATGATAATGGGTTATATAAAGATCAGTTTGATATATATGGTAAGGAGCATAGTAATAGGCAATTTTATACGATGCCGGTAAATTCGATAGTGAATGATCAAGGTTCATTTGCGGAGTGGTGTTATGGTAGACCTCCGACGTGTAAGGAGGGTAATGGGATACAATGTGTAGCTAATTTGCCTAGTTCGCAGAATGTATCTGGAGGTCCAGGTAGTGAATAAAGATAAATAATTAATTTATTAATATAAAAAAATATATTTTATAAGTATATAATAATGTCTAATTATAATAATTTTCAAGAAGTTAATTCTAATTTTCAGGGGAGTTCATGTCAAAACCAGAAGATAGATAAGAATTCATTTAAATTATTTGGTCAAAACAATTTAAAATATGATTCTGGGACAACAACTATAGATAATGAGCAAAGATTGGGACCTGGTAGGAGAGAATTGGATAATATGTATGGTTGTGAGTGTGGATTAGAATCGGCGAGGGATTTACAGTTATCGCAACCGGCAATTAATTTTAATGCTGGTGTTGGATGGATGGGTGAGGGGGGGTGTTTAATAGATAATGATTCAGCATTAAGATCTGATTTATTAACAAATAAAAATTATAGAAATCAATTACCTCAACAATATAATGCTGGATATTTTGGTAAAGGGGCATTTAATGTAGATACTGAATCGGTAATTCAAGGTGGAAATTTAACTAGTTTTGGGGATAGATCAGGTAATGTATTATCGGGGGTATCTATTGATAATTTTTACACACCTATGATTCCAAGATTATCTAAAGAGGTTCAAAATACTGAACATATTATTCCAGAGGATAATACTAAAGGATGGGTAAGAGGTGGATTGAATTCTAGAGATATGTTTAAACAATTAGATTATAAACAAAGATGTAATTATAAAAATAATAATAATAATAATAATTCTAAATTAAATGTTGTAAATTAAATATTATATATAATATAATATAAATGAATGAATTATATTTAAAAAATGAAAAAGAGCAATTTGAACAATTAAATAAAGAATCAATGGGTAGTGGATTATATATGTTAGATATATCTAAAAAATTAAATAGTGTTGCATATCCGTGGGCACCTACTGTTAGATTACAAAAAATGGGTGCTTCGATTAATAGTGATATGTCATTAATAGATACAGAATCAGATTTAAAAAATATAGTAAATATTAATAGTAATGATCCTAATAAGAAATATAAACCAGATCCGAATAAAAAAATAAATTATAAAGATTTACCCGATGGATTTTTTCATGAAGAGAGTAGTTTATTGAATAATCCACCTAGTGAACTTAGAGGTCTTGCGAAGAATAGATTTTATCAATTATATCATGATCCACAAAAATATGCAGTGGAACCATTTAGAAGATTAGGTGAAGATACTTATCAAACTATTATAGATGAAAAATAATTATATATTTAATTTATTTTATTTTAAATTTTATTTTTTTTAAATATTATTATATATACATATAATAATATGGAAGCAAGTATTTTATTAGGATTATTAGGCGCTGGTTATTTAATTAATAAAAATAATAATAATGAAGATAATGAAAATAATAATAATAATGGGGAGGTATTAACAAAGGAGGAGGCGTATGAAACAGATTATTTCCATGATGCGAATAAACATCAGACACATTCGAATGGTTTATATGATAATTATAAAACAGTAAATATACCAGGTGTAAAAAATATAAATTATCAAAATATAGATGATTATTTAAATTCAAGTGATAATAATAATTCTGATAAAGAATATATATATAGTAATTCAGCAGGTGGTAAAATAGAGAAAGATAATTTTTTAGTAAATGATCAAGGTATAAAGTTAGAACCTTTTTTTACGAAGGCGCCGCCAAATATTAATTTGAATGATAACAGACATTTATCTAGACATCAAGGAGGATTAGATCATAAAATTAAAAAGAGAGAGCAATCACCATTTTTCGAACAATTTAAATCACAAAATGTACATGGACAAAAACCATATTCAGATGAGATTAAAAATAAGATGTATGTTTCAAATAATATGACAAATGTGTTACCATTTGAGCAGATACAGGTATCACAAATAGATGAAAAACATTCAAGTAATATAGATATAGGTCGTAAATATTTTGAAAATAATTCAGTAGATAAATTGAGAACATTAAATAATCAAAAATTATCATATGATGGTAGGATATTGCCTGGTAAGGGTGAATTGAAGGGTGGTAAAATTGGACAAGTATTCAAACATACACCAGAAAATGATTATTTTAATTCACCGGATAAATGGTTAACAACAACAGGGGCGTATATTGCTAAATCTGAGCGACCTGAACAAATAATACCAAATACAAATAGGCAATTTTTTAATAAACAAGAGTTAGGGATAGCAACAGGTGGTGATCATGAAGCACAAGAATATAGATCTAAATATGCGATATCTACAAGACAAAATTTTGCTACGGATAGTATGAGAAATGCTGGAACGGATATTCAACAATCTAATAATGATATAATTAAAGATTCATATCAAATGTATCCTAATGAAAGAGATGTAACTACATTAAGAACATATGATAGTAATATATCTACCGAAGTAAAAGATCATACATTAGGTTTAATGGATGGTTTAAAGAAAACTATTAAACAAACAACAATTGATTCTAAAAATAATGGATATATTAATGGGGGTATGGATTTGCCTACAGAAAGATTATATGATGAAATAAAGAAAACTAAAAAACAATTTACTTCATCGGATCAAAATTATATGGGTCCAGGAGGTACTGAAGTAGGACAACCAGTTAATCATGATAATTATAATAATATGGAAACTAATGCTACTAAAGAACTTATTGCTCAAGGTAGATATCCTGTTCCAGAAGGTAATAAATATTATAATAGTAAAGAAACATATAATGTTGAAGTTAAGAAAATTGAAAGTGATTATTATAATCATAGACAAACACATTATGATAGAATGAATCCAGAATATTTAGAAAAAGATACTTGTGAATTTACTCATTTTAAAGATAAACTTAATGATACATCTATTGCCAATAGAACTACAGATCCTAATTTATTAACACCATTTAGAAATAATCCTTATACACAATCTTTAGAATCATTCGCATATTAAAAAAATATATTTATTATATATATGGATAAATATTTTATATTAAAATGTATTATAGCATTTTTAAGTGGTATTATAGTATATAAATTAATTTCTGATAAATATTCTAATAATATTATTGAAGGTCAATTAGGTTTTGGAAGTTTTATGGATGATATTAGAGAAAGATCTGACGCTGTAGCAGCATCTGCAGCAGCATCTGCTGCAGCATCTGCAGCAGCATCTGCAGCAGCTAATAATGCTACTCCTAGTAATAATAATAATAGTGGTAATAATAGTGGTAATAATAGTGGTAATAATAGTGGTAATAATAGTGGTAATAATACACCAAC